TGATCCCGGTTGCCAAGGGCCGCTGAATGCAAAAAGCAACTGACCAGCAAATAATTGATACGTACCGCGCAACAAAAAACGTGTGGAAGGCCGGTAAAATGCTTGGCATGTGTGGGCAAAGCGTCCACGAAAGATGCAAAAAGCTTGGAATTATCGAATCTGTGTTTTTTACTTCAACAGAAAAGGCGGCAATAAGTGAATTATATAAAAACGGGTTTGTTGTTGGAGATGGAAAACTAAACGAATTGGCAGCACGACTAAATAGACCAAAAACAAATATTTGTCGATGGGCAAAAACGCAGGGACTTACATCTTATCATAGGCCAGTATCTTGCAATATGTTAAATATAATGTCAGTTCGCACAAAAAAATATATAGCACTAAATGGTCATCCAAAGGGTGCGTTAGGAATGAAGCACACCGAAGATGCTAAAAGAAGAATGGGTATAAATCAGAAAATATCCTGGGGTAAAAAAACAGAAGAAGAAAAGTCAGCTAAAACAATAAAAATGCTTAAAACAAAAGAGGCAAACGGTACTATGGTTATGCCGCGGCAAAAATGCACATGGAAACAGTCGTGGAGGGAAGTAGGAGGAGCTAAGAAATACTATAGAAGTCTTTGGGAGGCAAACTATGCGCGATACCTTGAGTTTTTGAAAAGCGCCGGAGAAATAAAATCATGGGAACATGAACCAAAAACATTTTGGTTTGAGCAAATTAAGCGTGGTTGCCGGTCTTACTTGCCAGATTTTCTTGTGGTTTATCATAGCGGTGTTGAAGAATATCACGAAGTAAAGGGATGGATGGACGATAGGAGTAAAACAAAGCTAAAACGGATGTCAAAATATTATCCGTCCGTTCGGGTTGTTTTGATTCAAGCGGCTGAATATAAAAAAATCAAGCAAGCACTGTCTGGAGTAATTGAAGGCTGGGAGTAAACGCTACGGCACAACGACTGGCGTGTTTATTAAACTTCAATGGTGGAACACATGAAGCTCTGTAAAAAATGCGGTTACGTTTGGGAATCACGGAAAGAACATCCAAAGACCTGCCCGAAATGCCGGTCAACTACGTGGGATCAAGAATACAGGCGCAGGCACATAGAGCGATGAAACCTATTGACTTTTCTGCCGAATCGTGTATAGGGGGAGTATGATCAAACTCACCCCAAAACAACAGATGTTTGTTAAAGAGTATCTTATTGACTTGAACGCTACACAAGCCGCAATACGTGCAGGGTATAGTAAAAAAACAGCAAATGAACAGGGCGCACGTTTGTTAGTAAATGTTAGCATTGCAACCAAAATAAAAGAAGCACTCGAAAAACGTGCAGACAAAACAGAATTAACAGCACAGTATGTGCTTGATGGTATAAAAGCAATCGTTGAGCGTGTGAAAGAAAAGGATGAACTTACAGGCCCGGCACTGAAAGCCTATGAGCTTTTAGGTAAACACTTGGGCCTTTTTCCGACAAGAACAGAACTCTCCGGCCCCAACGGCGGACCAATTGAAACCGAGACAAAAATAAACTGGCTTCCGATGCCCGATGATAACGGTTGATATTCCCGATGCGTTTAAATATCTCAATAAGCCGATGCGTTTCAAGGGTGCTTACGGCGGGCGCGGATCGGCAAAATCGTGGACGTTTGCTTCATTGCTTGCACTGTACGGCACCAGAAACCCGCTACGCATTGTCTGTGGGCGTGAATATCAAATAAGTATCAACGATTCAGTAAAGAGCCTGCTTGATAATACAATTCAGAGGCTTGGCTTGAGCGCACACTATAACAGCCTAAAAACAGAAATCATCGGCGCAAACGGTACGCGAATATCGTTCTGCGGCCTGCGGCACGACATATCCAAGATCAAGTCTATGGAGGGGATAGACATATTTTGGAACGAAGAAGCGAACACAACCAGCCAAGCGTCTCTTGATATTCTAATCCCCACAATCAGGAAAAACGGAAGCGAGCTTTGGTTTTCGTATAACCGGAAACTAAAGGATGAGCCGGTGCATAGCCTGTTAACGCGTAAGGATGCCGATTTCAGATTGATAAACTTCTGGCACAATCCGTTTTTTCCTGAAGTGCTGCGGCGCGAGATGGAGTATGACCGGGCGCATGACTATGAAAAATATCGGCATATATGGGAAGGCGAACCACAGCAGCTTTCCGATGCAATGGTATTTAAAGGCCGGTATCGCGTAGAGGATTTCGAGACCCCCGAAGGCGTGATATTTTATTTTGGCGATGACTGGGGATTTTCAAAAGACCCTACCGTATCGGTACGGTGTTTCATCCAAGGCCGCAAGCTCTATATTGACCATGAAGCATACGGTGTAGGCGTCGAGATCGAAGATACTCCAGCACTGTTTGAAACAATACCAGACTCAAAAAAATGGCGACACACAGCCGACAGCGCAAGGCCGGAAACAATAAGCCATATCAGGCGCAAAGGCTTTATGATCGAACCTGCAAAAAAGGGCAAGGATTCGGTCATTGAGGGCGTTAAGTTTTTACAGAACTTCGAGATTATCTGCCATTCACGGTGTAAGCACGTAGCCTATGAGTTGGGCGCGTACAGCTTCAAAACAGACCGGCTTACAGGCGAAGTGTTGCCGATCCTTGAAGACAAAGACAACCATTGCATAGACGCTCTAAGGTATGCTACAGAAAAATTGCAAAACTCATCTATTGCATTATGGGAAAATTGCGGTTAAAATATAATCACACAATCAGAAAGAATCCATCATGGCAAATAAACAAACAACAAAACCGGCAGACAAAAAAACAAACGAGACCTTCGATGGTTTTATTTCTGCTCTGGCAAAACTTGGAGCGCAGCCGGGGGCCAGCAACATGCTTTCACAGGCCGGATACCAAACCGGGCGTAAATACTCGCAGCAGGAACTTGAAGCCGCATATCGCGGCAGTTGGATTGTGGGCGCGATTATCGATATGGTTGCTGAGGATATGACGCGTGAGGGTATCGAAATAACCGGACTTGCCCCTAATAAAACGGCAGTGATGCAAACCGCGCTCGGAAAGCTGAAAATCTGGAAAGCGTTCAACGATGGAACGAAGTGGGGGCGGCTGTACGGCGGCGCGGCTGGCGTGGTGCAGGTTGACGGTGCCGACCTTGCGAAGCCGCTTGACAAAAAGCGCATTGCAAGCGGCGGGCTAAAAGGCATAACGATTTACGACCGATACCAGATACAGCCGATACCGCTCAGGATTATTGAGGACGGACCGCAGATGGGCCTACCGTCTTTTTACCAGATTGTATCCGGCGGAAACAAAGAAGTGCATCACAGCCGTGTACTTCGATTTATCGGGCTTGAATTGCCCTGGACACAGATGGAAGCCGAGAGCTTTTGGGGCGCGTCGGTATTGGAGCGCATGTGGGATCGGCTGTTGACATTCGACACGGCAACATTCAGCAGTGCAAACCTGATGAACCTTGCATATATACGCAATATCAACCTTGACGGATTCCGCGAGGTTATGGCGATGGGCGGAAAGCCGCAGGAAAACATGCAGGCAATGTGGGCATATAACGCCTTGATGCAGTCAACATACGGCATTTCAATTATCGACGGTAAGGACACGTTTAACACGCACAGTTACTCTTTCGCCGGATTGTCTGATATGCTTGTTCAGCACGGTCAGCAGTTGTGCGGCGCGGCGGGAATATCTGCGACCCGCATGTTCGGCATGTCACCGGCTGGAATGAACGCAACCGGGGAATCAGACACACGCAATTACTACGATACGATCAAGAGCCTACAGGAAAACCGCCTTCGCGATCATATACAGGTAATTCTTGAATGCCTGCACCAGTCTCTTTTCGGCAAACCGCTTCCCGCTGAAGTATCCTTCGCTTTTGTCCCGTTGTGGCAGATGTCACAGACCGAAAAAGCAACGATTACCGGGCAGACAACAACCGCAATTGTTCAGGCTGTTGATGCTGGCCTTATACCGGCGCATGTAGGCATGGCAGAACTGAAGCAGGCCGGGGAGACGACCGGAGTTTTCTCGAACATCACGCAAGAGATGATCGACGAAGCGGAAGCTGAGAACACACCGCCCCCGGTCACTGGCGCTGACTTGATTATTGAGGGTTAAACGTGGCGAAGCGCAAGGCAAAAAAGCGAGACAAATGGGCGCGGCCTGTTGGTGTCGAGCGCGAATATCAGGCGGCGTTAAAAAAAGTTGCCCGCACGTCCGGCAGCATCCTTGAGGGTAGCGCTGAATTGATCGTATCTGGCAAGGCCGTGCCTCCGTCTATTCTCGCGTCTTTGTCTGCCTATGAGCAGGCGTTAATCCCCTGGGCGGAGCAGATCACAAAGCGGCTGTTTCAGCGTATCGACAACGACGCACGGCGGGCGTTTATTTCAAGTTCGAAAGAAATATTTAAGGGCATTCGCGGCACGATTGCAAATACGGCAGCGGGCGCGAAAATGAAAGAGCTTCAGGCCGCGCAGGTCGAGCTTATCAAAAGCATTCCGCGTGAAGCTGCAGAACGGGCGCAGCGGCTTGCGCGGGAAGCCATGACCGAGGGCCGCAGATTTGAGGATATTGTTAAGGATATCCAGGACAGCGGCAAGGTGTCCGAGGGAAGGGCGCGGGTTATTGCGCGGACTGAGACGGCAAAGGCAAACGCTACATTCACGCAGGCAAGGGCGCAGGCAGTCGGCAGCGGTGGTTATTACTGGCGCACGATGGAGGACGAAGCCGTTCGCGAGAGTCATCAGGAAATGGCAGACCGCAGTAATGCCGGTGAAATCTTTTCATGGGACAGCCCGCCTGAAGTTGAGCCGGGAGAGTTTCACCATCCGGGAGGTATTTACAACTGCTTTGTTGGATCAGAGAAAATATCCCTTCTTAATGGTTGTCGCGCACTTCTGAAACATTTTTACAGCGGGGATATTGTCAAAATCTATGACAGTGGGGGCGGGACTATTTCCGCGACACCGAACCATCCAGTAATGACAGTCAACGGGTGGGTTCCTGTAGAATCGCTCAATACAGGTGATTATATAGTCCAGGTTATTGATAACAGAAGCGTTGTTCAGGACAACAAAAAGAATCTTATAACCACGTTTGACGATCTCTACAGATCGCTTTCTATTTTGAACAGCCGAGAAATTAGGCTTATTAGAGGATGTGCTTTTGACCTCCACAACTACATTCCCGACGGTCATGTCAACAATATACGGCCCGATGCGTTTTTGTCTGATTACGCGGTGTCCGAGGCTTTCAAGGCGCTGCGCGATTTCTCTTTCACCATACCCGATAGCTATGTTATTGATATCGGCGCTTTTTGCGGCTACGGCCATGTTATGGAATCGAACATCACGCGCTTTTTTAATCAGGTTGCGGCGATCTGTTGCGCTCATGTTGAACATGCGAATTGTGTTTGCTTCAGATCCTGTGCGCCTGACAACATTATTTTTTATGAGGATATCAGCAATACATTTACGGGAACACCGATATTTTTTAGACAAGGCCAGTTCGCTAAGGCCCGCCACGTATTCATTGACAACTGCAAGCTCAGGCAGGTCATTGCGCTTATTGAAGCCTGCGGGGGTTCGGTGTTTTATCACGACACCCCTAGCGCGGAGGTACTTGGAGAGATTGTCAGGATGACAGCCAATACAGGAAGCGGCGTGCTTGACCGTGGCCCCGTTACATACAAGCTGCTGAGCGTCGTCGATAAGTCTTTCGCTAATTTTTCTGGACATGTCTACACCCTTGAGAGTTTTTGTGGATATTATACCACAGGTTCAAACAACATTGCAAGCAAAAACTGTAGATGCTATGCTGAACCACTTTTACCAGACCTTGAGAGCCTATGACCGTTAAGAGCATAAACATTCAACCCCGGCCCGATGTCAAGGCGGAAGTGTTGCAGCTTTTTGACCGGCTAGATATTATCCAGCCCGGCGATACTGGCAATATCACCATACATATAAACTGCGGCGGCATTACCAAGGTAACTAAACAGGTGGAAATAAAATAACCATATTGGAATATTTTTTCATAATGGAATAAAAAAACTTGACAAGGGCGAAAAAATATACTAAGCATGTAGTTGAAAAATTGAATATTTGAGCCTGATAAGGTTTAACCCGGCGCAATTCGGGATCTAAATACTCCGGCAAGCACTCCAGAAATGGAAGGTTTGCCGGTTTTTTTATGGGCAAAAAATGGCAAGGCAATATTACACAACTGCACAATTATCAGAAAATCAGCAGGAAACCCCGGAGGGTTATCTGCTGTGCTTAAATGTTCCAATTGCACGCACCGGCGCTCTTATATATGCCGCCGAGGAATTGACCGATAAGGACGGAAAACCGATTATTGATGCCCCCGCCGGGCGTGCTGTCGTATCCCGAACAGCGGCCGTACTATTCGACCCGCAGACAATAGCCAGTTTTGAGGGCAAACCGGTAACGCTGATGCACCCGGACGTTATGCTCACACCTGAGAACTGGAAAGACTACGCAGTGGGCGTGATCCAGAACGTGCGGCCCGGAGATGACGGCGACAAGCTGATAGCCGACCTGCTGATAACGGATGCAGAGGCTATTTTTGCGGTCCGGCAGGGGCTACGGGAGGTATCGCTTGGCTATGATGCTGAATACGTTGAGGACGCGCCCGGAGTCGGACACCAGAGCGCAATGATAGGCAACCACTGTGCATTAGTGCCCGCCGGTCGATGCGGCCCTGAATGCAGCATACAGGACAAACAACCCATAGAGGAGATGAGTATGAGCCGAATCGCAAAACTGAAAGAGCAGATCAGGGGTATGTTTACCGCGCTTGATTCTGCCGTGGCGGACCTTGAGCCGGAAGACAAAAAAGAAGAAGATGATGCTAAGGCCAAGGACGCTGAGGATCCGCCGCCGGAAGAAAAAAAAGAAGAAGCACAGGCAATGGACTTCGCCGCAATCGTTAAAGACCTGGCAGACAAGATCGCGGTTATGCAGGCCGCTATCGAAGCACTTCAGGCGAAAAAGGAAGAGGAAAAAACAGCGGACGCATGCGACCCCGAAAAGACTCAGGACGCGGCCCCGGACGCTGAAACGCTTGCACGCGCTGAAATACTGGCCCCGGGGATCGCTGCAACAGCTGATATTATCCCCGCTTCACTAAAAGCCGCATACGGCACGCAGGACGGCAAGGAAATTATCGACCGGCTGAGCGCAGGGCAGGCCCCGGCGTTTGATTCTGCGGCCCTTTTTATCGCCGCATCCGAGTTGATGAAGGATAAGCGCCGGGCTGAAATGGCGGAAACCCGCAAAGCCCCGGCAAAAGACAACCAGACCTTTGACCAGCACGCTCATTTTGCGGCACGCTCGAAAGAGGTCCACAAGGTTCCGATGTTTCACTAAACGGGAAAACAACACCAACACACAAGGAGTCTTATCATGGCAAATCAGGTTATCACAAACAGCATGCCCATTGGCAAAGCGGGCGACATCACTCGCAGCGGGAACGTCGTGGTTGAGTCGTTCATGCAGTCCAGCACCCTGCCCCTTCTGAAGTACGGTCTGCCGTTTGCAATCGACACCGGCGTTATTACCGGAATCGTGGACACGCACACCGGCGCTAACGTTGCGGGATTTCTCGTGCGCCCGTACCCGCAGCTTGCAGCTACCAATCAGGATGTTGACGCTGCAACTCCCCCGGTTTACCCGGCCATCCTGAACGGCCTGAAGTCCGGCTATATCGCCGTATCACTTCAGCACGGCACTTCCGCAAAAGGCGGCAAGGTCTATGTGCGTACTGCAGCAACTTCCTCGACCCGCTATCAGGGCGGAATCGAAGCAGCTGCAGCCGCAACCGTTGCCAATGGCACCATCACCGGAACAGGAACTGGAACAATCGCTTGCACGATTAATGACGCTGCCCTTGTTGTTCCCGGCGAATATCGCATTACGCTTGCAAGCACTTCACAGACCTCTGTTGTGTCCGTGGTTGACCCGCTGGGAAATCGGCTGAAAGACGGCGTTGTAGGCACTGAGTATGTCGGCCTTGGCATAACATTTACGATTACCGCTGCCGGTACGATGACCGCCGCTGATTATTTCAAGCCTGTGGTCACGCTGACAACGTCCGTTATCCCCGGCGCGTACTTCACCGGCGTAACGGCTGCAACCGGCATCGTCGAAGTTGCCTATAACGTCTAAAAACCATGACCCAACATAAGGAGCAAAAAACAATGAATACAAATCGAATTTTCTTCAAAGATAACGCGGTCATGGATCGGGCCACTATCGACTCGACCGGCGTTTTTCTGGCAACCGAGCTTCAGCGCCTTGACCCCGTCCTGCATGAGCCTATGGCTGATTTCAGCTATTCCCGCGACATCGACATGACGGCGCTGGACATTGGTGACGAGCAGACGGCTTTTGATCGTATCCACTACACCGCAACGGGCGGCGAAACCACGGGCGGCAAGTCCTTTGTTTCCAGCAAAGTCACTGAGATCGGCACAGTCGGTCTGGACTCTGAGCGCGTTGTTGCCGGTACGTTCGTCTGGGCTGAAGCAATCCGCAAGAGCGTTATCGAGCTGGCACAGGCCCAGAAACTTGGCCGCCCGCTTGACCCGCAGATGATGAACGCTCTCCAGATGAAGCTCAACATCGACTCTCAGAATATGGTCTACACCGGCGACACCCCCGCAGGCGTGAAGGGTCTGTGCAATTCCTCGCTTGTTACCGAGACTGTTGTGGCAAACAATGCCGCGAACGCCTCCGCGCTATGGACTGCGAAAAGCGACGAGGAAGTGCTTAAAGACATCAACACGGTTCTTGACCTTGCATGGGCGGCAACCGGATACACCATTTGCCCGTCGCGGCTTGGCCTGCCGCCGGTGAAGTTCAGCTATCTTGCAACCCGCAAGATCGCCAATCAGACCATGAGCCTTGGAAAGTATCTGGCTGACAATTCACTGTGTAACATCGTCAACGGTCGCCCGCTTGAGATCGTGCCGATGCGTGAGCTTGCGAACATTGCAACCGGCCCGACCGACAGGATGGTTGCTTATTCCAAGCGGCCTGATGTCGTGCGTTGGCCCCGGTCGGTTATTTCCAGCCTGCCGGTTGAGAATCGCGGCCTGCACCAGATCAGCGTGTACTACTGCCGGTTTGGTACGGTTGAGTTTGTGAAGCCCGAAGCGTGTTATTACGCATACGGGTTCTAGGTGAATCCATCTGAGCGGGATTGTGCCGGGTGCGGCGTTGCACCCTCCCAATTCCAAGCCCGGCCCCGCTCCCCCCTTTTTTCATGTTGAGTAGAAAGGCAGGGAACATGAAAGTAAATTTCAAAGGAACGTGGTTATTTTTGCAGCACACCGGTGCGCCGCAAGTTTTTAAATGCGGTCTGTGCGAAGATGCACCTGAAGAGCTTTTGAACGACCCGGCTTTTCAGTTTCAGCTTGAGCACGGCATGAT